TGTGTGTCCACAACCACCCAGTTCTTATGCAGATACTTCCTGCCCACAAATACCGCGATGATAGCTCCCGCAGCCGCATACAGCCCCATCATAAATTCTCCCAGCCAAAAGCCCTCAAAGCCTCCGCCCACTTCGCCTGCCACCAAAGGCAGCACCATCATCATTGCCAACATGATCATTACAATCCAGCGTTTCATCTGTCTCTCCTTACTTTTCCTGTGTTCATTGCCTAATACCTCAGCTTCCGCACCCGTGCCGTCCGCTTACTGTAGCCGCAAAATCGCTCCATACAGCCCGCCACCGCATCCGGGATATCATCATACCCATCCGGATAATCCAAAAACTGACCCAACAAATCTTCCGTGTATTCATTCTTGATAAATAGCAGGCTCCCGCTCTCTATCACGGTATCCAGTGCCTCTATTCTGCTTGCTTTCGATTGTTTTGTGTTGATCCTCTTGATCCAGTGTGAGATCGGATTCAGCCCCTCTCGCACGCAATATTCATCCATATCTTTCAAGTGCTTCTGCTGTCCATACACAGTCTCAAATGCACTCCGCCCCCCTAATCGCTTTGTGGCGTAAAACATCTGCACAAACTTCTCGTAAAACAGCAGGTTGCTACACTGTGCCGCCCACAAGTCTATCATGTAATACTTGCCGTCCGCAGCCAGCCCGATCGCCACTATCGCCTTAAAACATCCCTTTTCCCCCCAGCTCGGGTCCGCATACAGCCACACTTCCTTATATTTTGCAGCAAGCCGCACCCAATACTTAAACCATTCATACTTAAAGATAGTCCCCTCGTTCACCTTCATCCCCAGCATCTCCCGCTGGTAGGTGGATAGTCCCATCTGGCTCTTCAAGTTTGCCAGGTCATTGTTATTATACTGCTCTGGCCATCTGCTCTGCCCCTGCTTGTCCTCCACCGGAAACCGCAAAAAGCTCTTGCGCTCTCCTCGGATGTGCCCGCGCTTATTCTCCGGGTCCATTTCCTCGCTAAATTTCGAGATCGCAAAGTTCTTGTGTGTCTCATTGCCCAATACGATTATCCGTCCGCCCTTAGGTGGCAGCGCGCCCAGTCCATCGCCCTTGATCTTGTCCCTGCGCTCGCGCCCTATCCTGGCATTGCCCTTGTTGCTACTCCGGTCGATGTCATCATACACTATCAAATCCGGACGCTTGCTCGTCTGGGGATTCACGTCTCCGCGGATGTCCCTGTCTATCGTTGCGCTTTCCACCATGCAGCCATTCGCCAGGCTATAGCTCTTATAGTTGCTGTCCGTCGGCTCCATCTTAGGATAGTCCCACCTGATCCTGGCATTGTTCATCAGCTCGTTCCAGATATACCGGCTGCGTTTCACCGCCTTCGGCTCCAGCGCCGCACTGTGGATCACATATTGCACCTGCTCGGTGCAGATCATCCACAAGCTGTATGCTATCCCCATCAGAGTGGTTTTGCCCAGCCCGCGATATCCCGTGATTATCGTGATCCCATGCTCGTTCTCGCTCGTCTCCTCAAACATCAGCTTGTGATCCGCGTGAAAGTCCTGCGTAAAGATATGTGGTAGATACGTCTTACAAAAGCTGCTGAAACCCGCCCAATTCCGCCTCGACACCCCGGCCTTCCGCACTTGCTTAGCCTGTGGCGTATCACCGATAAAGGGCTTTACGCTCGGCCTGCGCCGCAGTGTGTTATCGAGCTGTTTCAGTTGATCTTTTGTAAATCTACCCATTGTTACTCACCCTCAGATGATCCGCTATTTCGCGCCCATGTTCCTGAAATTGCTCCCGCAAGACCTCCAGTCCGTTCTCGATCGCAAAGTCCACCACCCCCTGCATAAACTTGATCACATACTGGTTCAGCTCCTTACTCGGCGCAAATTGCTCCTTATGATGCTTGATGAGGTTGATCAGGCTCTGCTTCTCCTTGTTCTCCGGATCATTGATATAATCCTCCAAAGCCACGCATTCCGCCTCCAGGATCAGCCGCTCGGCCTTCGCCTGCAGCTCCACTATCGTTACCTCAGCCCCCTGCCAGTCATCCTCGCGCCGCCATTTCTCCAGCGTCCTTATTCCCAGGTGAAAGCTGTTCGCCAGCTTCTCCAGGTCATGCTCGCCCTCGCGCCAGGCCTTGTAAGCCAAAGCCCGTATCACCTTATAGTTACGCCTTGCTCTCGCCATTCTGTCCTACCCGAAAAACACCTTGATCACGGCGCTCACCACCCCACCGGCCACCAAGGCGGTCAGCCAGGTGTTAAATTTCAGATTCGCATCCACCCGCACCAGTTTATCCTTCATCCCTTCACTGCCGTTACCGTAGATCTCCTTAAAGAGCTTCTCCAGTTCCCTCTCTTTCTCGCATTCACCCTGTGCCAATTCAGTCCTCCATCTCGCTTCGTTATCTCGATCTATAGCATGGGGACAAAGCCGCTATGCCCCATCCCCACGCTGCCCAGGTTTATCAGCCGGTAGTTGTCTCCGCAGGACATGCCAGCATCACCACTTTGTTCTTCGTTGTGCCGCTAAATTCCGTCTTTACCGTCACGTTAAACCAGTCGTCCACCTTGTTGCTCCACTCCATCACCCACTTCAGGCCGTTGAATATCAACAGCTTATCCTTGTCTGTGCTCTGGATGATGATCGTGTGCGGCTCCTGGTTCAGCTTGCTCTCCAGCCAGCTCTTCGCCTTGCTGTTCAAGCCCGCCAAACCCATAGTGATTGCCGTGCTGCGCTTCCCCTGCTTCACAAAGTGATAGGTCTTCTTCATTTCCACCGTGCTTTGGATGTCCCAGGCATCCTCCTGGAAGGTGCCAAATTCCTCAAAGCTCGCCGCCAATAGCGTGGCCACTTTGCTCTGGTCTGCCACTGCTGCCGCCATCGTCGTCTCATCTTCAAACCCCGTTCCTTCAGATATGTAGGCATAGCCGCCTTCCATACCGTCTATCAGATCGTCCAGCTCAAAATCCTCGGCTGCCAGACCCGGTTTCGTCAAATCATCTGCCATTATATTTCTCCTTTCTTGTCCTGTTTACGCCCTTATCACACATTCGTGCAAGGTCCCACCGCCGCGGATAGCACTGCCGTACCGGCCACGCCATTCGCATCTTTCGGCGTCACTTCGAATTTTATGTATTTTGTCGCATTTGCCGCCACGAGAGCATATGTCCGGCTCGTAGCCCCGCTGATCGCGCTATAGCTGCCAGCGGCCGTTGCCGCGGCGAGCCATCGGAAGGTGCTGCTGCCTTCTGCATCGCCATAGCTGTCATGATACTCATAGAATCCTTCCAGGGTATCACCGGTGTTCAGGCCATCTTCTATTATCGCCACGTTGCTCGCCACCGGCGGCTGGTTCGAGACAAATCTGAAGAATTTCACATAGCCCCCGCGCACATAGTTCACGTCCACCGTGATCCGCGGATACCAGTGATATCGGTGATCACTGCCGCTGTGCTCCAGCTTCAGCTTCGCATCGTTGATGTAGCCCACCACCAGGAATTTAGGCATCCCGATTATCATCCCGCCGCTGGGCAGAGGACGGCTCTTCACCTGCACTCCGTCCAGATACAGCTTGTCTTTGTCACGCACCAAACGCCCCTGATCGCTTACGTCCACATTGCGCATCTGCATCAAGGCTTCTCTGTCGCCCGCCGTCAGGTAGATCACAAATTTGTCCTTGTACTGCAGCGTCTCTTCGCCAAAGCTCAGCATCGCATTGTCGATCTTGCCCAGCACGCCCTTGCCATCGATCGTCTGGATATCGCCGTTGCTCTCAGCTTTCTTGAAAAAACCGTCGATCGCCTTGATTGCGGCCAGTCCTGTACGGTCGCCCTTAAAGATGATCCGGCGCACGGCCTGCTTCACGCCGCCCACTACCTTAGCGTTCATATACGCGCCAAATTCCTGCACGCCCATCGCATCGCGATAGTCCTCCGCGGTGCTCTCTTTGAGGCTCACATCCGCGTCCAGCTCCTGAGGATCAAAGGCCAGATCACTGTGGCTGTGGTCCAGCATCTCTCTCGCGTCATCATCCGTGTTATACAGGATCACGTCCTCGATCAGCCCTTTGTCGATCTTCCCACGCCGTGTGAGCGGTGCCACCGTCAGATCACTCAGCGTATCGTCATCAGGATCCTGCAAGGTCTGATCTATAAATTGCTTGCCCAGGCTATCTGTAAATAGCGACAGCGATTTACCGCTGTCCAGGCTCGCAAAGCTCTTGTAAAGCTCCTTCTTGCGTGGGTCAAAGTTCACCTCAATGCCCACCATACTCTTCCTTACTGCCTTCATTTCCTGCCCCTCTTCTTTTATCGTCGGGCTCACCGCTTTCTTGATGCTCTCGCTCAGTTCCGTCAGTATCTCCCGCATTGCTTTCATCACCTCATCACCGCCGCCTTCGGCTTGCTCATGCTCGGCAATCTTAGCCTGCACCTGCGCCGCCGCCTTGTCCTCGCCCGCGGCCTTCAAGCCTTCCGCCAGTCCCTTGAGCTCGTCTATCACGGCCTTCACCGCAGTCCGCTCGGCCTCGCCGCTATCCTTAGCCCGTCCGAAAATGCTCACGCCGTTGAACTTACCGGCCTTCACCTTCGTCCAGCTCTCGCTCTCTTTGTTGAATTTCAGCACTCCTACCCAGCTTCCTTCCTTAGCATCCGGCCATCTCTCGTCGGCCTTGTTTAGTTGAAGGCTCTCTACCATCACCACTTCGTCGATCACGCGCATATCGTGATTCTTGTCAAAGGCCCGGAAGATGTTCCGCCCGGCCGCCTGCTCCATCGCCTTGCGCACCGTTTCCTCGCTGTAACTGTCACCATGAGCGTCCACCACTCCAGGCTCCATTATCGTCACATACACCAGTCCCTTGTCACCCTCTGCCGCTTTGAATTTCAGCGAACTCCCACGCAGCTCGAACTTCACGTCCTTGCCGTCCTTCATCTTTACCACATAACCCTTACCATTCGCTGGAGTTACCTCATCAAATAGTAGCGATATCAAGTCCACTTCCACATCCTGCAGCACACTCTTGCGAATCACTCTGCTCGTGCGAACCCCGTTCCTCTTCTTACTGAAGATACCCATCTCCTTACTCTCCTTACCTTTTCTTGTCTTTTCTTGTTTAGCCTTCTGGCAGCTTGTCTTGTCCAAGCCTGCCTCTCCGATTTTTACCAATCTATCCTACTACCAATTATCTGTCCACAGTTAACACCACCCCCGTAGCGCAGGACCCCGTAGCGCAGGACGCCGTTCCTGCGAAACCACCCACAAACACCCCGTTCCTGCGGAACCCCGCACCCCAAAATCCCCGTGAATCCGCGCCCTTATCCGCGCCCATCTGCGTGAACCCCTCCCCTTCGTGAAAATTCGTGCAAATTAGTGGACCCCCCACCATCACAGCTTAAACGCCTTCTCTTCTTCACTCTCAAACACCGCCGGCAAACTCCCAAAGTCCCAATCCTCATTGCTCACGTCCCAGCCATATTCCGCTCTGAATTCCTCGCTCAAATGCTCCGCTATATCGTCCTGAATCGGCTTCAACACCATATTGTGAAAAAGTATCATATCGCTGTTGTTATCTCCGCCCAGTTGCCCCGCCGTAGCCTGCGCTATTATCCTTTTCGGTACCCGGTGATACGCTAACATCTCGTCCCGGATATCACTCTTCAAGTTCTGAAAGTCCCCGTCCCGCGTCCCCTGTCTCAGCGGAATCAGCTCTATCTTCACCCCGGCATCATCACTCTCCAGCAGTATCGAGCTATGCCCGCCCCGTGTGCCCCGTGCATCCTGCAGCATCTCTTCTATCTGGCTATACACCCCTTCTTCATCATCACCCTCGTTCAGGCTGCCTCCATTCACCAGGATAAAGTAGTCTATCAAAAGCCCATTACGGAAGTTGTTATAGTCCAGTGCTTTGATCTCTTTCAGGGTCTCTATCCCCTGCGCCACCGGCAGCGAGCTCAGCCCCCACACGCTGCTCTTATAGGTCGGCTTCTGGATGTGGATCACGTCCCTGTTCAGGATCGGTAGTCGCTTGCCATCCCGGTTCTGCACGTAGTTAGCCTTCAAAAATCCCCGCTCATCCACATTATGCTTGATCTCGATCTCCTGCGGCAAGAGCCGTTCCAGCCCCACCCACTGCCCCTTGGCGTCTCGCAGCTTCAGCAAAAATCCGTTTCCACAGGCCTGATAGTGCAGCACACTGCTCCTCAGCATCCTGGTCAGATTCATCTGGTTCTGGCTCTCGCTCATCCACTTGCTTACCAGCTCATGCTTACACCGCATGTGCATGATAGCCCCGTCGGCAATGGCGTTGCATGCCCCGTTGTGATATCCGTCTATATCCAGCAGTTGCAGCATCCGCAGCATATTCGCCGGTGGAATTATCGAGGCTTGAGCCAATACCTCTCGTAGCTCCTTTTGCGCGTCCACGCCCTTCGCCACTATCACCGTTTGCGCCGTCTCTCCATCTGCAAAGGCCTCGCCTTTATACCCTTCCAAGAGCTCATCCACGCTCACAAAGCCATAGTTTCTGCCCGCTATCTTCTGTACTCTCATCGTCTGCCTCCTGTGCTCTCCAGTTCCTTGCGTATCCAGCCCTCTCGCTTGTCTATCACGTCCTGCACGATGTTCCGCGGCTCTATCCCTTCCCGCTTATGCTTCCGGCTTATCAGCCAGGCGATCTCTTTGTCTTCCATCTTCCGGTTCTTGTCCCACCACACTATCTTGCGCACCTTGATCCACTCCATTAGCGGCTCCAGCGGCGTCCAGCTCGGCACCTTCCCACCCAATACGTACTTAGCGTGTTCCACCTTGCTCCCCAGCCGCAAGATCAGGGCCGTCGGAGTCTCCACCACCTCATAGCTCATATTATTGATAAAGTCACCCTTAGCCCGTATCTTCCGGCTGCTCGCCTCTTTGATCATCTGTCCCTTCAGCAGATCGCCCATATAGTCCAGCTTCCGCCGGTATCCGCCTACTATCTCCCGTGCTAATTGCTCAAATTCGTTCATCTTCTCCCCCTAATACCGGTATTTGCACACCACTTCCAGCCGGGCCGCCACCAGCTCACGCCCCGCATCGCCATCCATCGCATACACCTCTATGTTCTCCGTGCCGATCCGCTCTGCCTTTAGCCGCTTCGATAGTGCCTCGGCTCGTGCCCACACCTTCTCGCTGCCATCCACAGCGTTTACGCTCCCCGCCTCATAGATGTCACCGTGATTCGCATAATCAGTCACCTCTTCCACCAGGTATAGATTGAATTTCAGTTGCCCCTTTATCCCCATATCCGTCTGGCCATCTGGCTTAAAACCCTTGAATTCATAGCTCCCACACGGATACTCCGCCGGGATACTGGTCAAGCTCAAATACACCTGCCCGCCACACTCCTCCGTCAGAGCATTCAGCAGCAGCTCCCGGTATTCCTCCAATCCCTTCATGCTCTTTCTCCTATCAGGCTTACCCGGTAGCCCTGCCGCCCGTTCAGCACCCGCAGCCGCAGTCTCCCCGCCTCACTGAGGTGCTTTTCCACGCTCTCCAAAGCCTGCTTCTCTACCATCAAACGGTATTCGCTCAGCTCGCTCGGCTTCAGCAGCTCCGTCGCATTATCCTCTATCCCCGTCCGCTTCACAAAACCCTTGCCCACCGTATGCAAGTTCATACAGGGCATCATCAAATAGTAGGTATATAGCCCAAATGCTACCTCGCCCGCCTTCGCATCCGCCAGCCCATAGCTACCCGCCTCGCCGCTCTCCAAATACGCCATATACTCCGCCGCCACCTGCACCCGCAGCCGCTCTATCGCTATCGTATGCTGCATCCCCCACAGTGCGTTCTGCACCATATTCTTCGGCAAATTGTTCACCTCTATTATCCTCTCCACACTCATCGGTAATACTCCGGCCATCTCTCCGCCTCCTTCTGCTTATTCCGCCCAATCTCTTGAGCCTGTGCCCATCCTACCGTTTGCCCCCATCCCTGTCCACAGTTAAAACCCGCCTACATACAAAAATAGCCCCGGAATATCCAGGGCTATTATAAGTTAATGACCAAGAGAACAGGTTGTCCTACATGCTTGCCGCCACGATCCCGACGATCAATCCGCCCAATATGCTTACGCCCCATATCGTCCACATCGTCTGACCTACCCCATGAACCTGCCTCGCAAGCTCATACATCTGTTTCTCCTGCCTTTCCATTTGATATATCGCAAACTCCCGCTCACTCATCGAAAGTATTCCCTCTCGCATCAGTGCTCCTTCGATAAACCCAGGCTTCTGCTCTTCACCCTCTTCCTGATATCTATATTTCTCCAGAGGATATCGCCAGTCATTAAACTCAAAATCCTGAAAATCATCTGCATCAAACCAATCCCTGGTGGTATCTTTCTTACCCCTATAAACCCTATACACATACTCCAAAGGTAGCTCATACAGCTTGTCGTCTATCACGTAAATATTCCCATTCAGCTTACCACGTAAAAACCCCTCAAATTCCTGAGAGTCCTTCATCTTCACCCGCTCGCCAAAACAGATGACGATTTGACTCAAAACTAATGCGATTACTAAAAGCTTTTTCATCTCTTTCTCCTTATCTTTATTTTATCCATCTCGCCCCCTAATTCTCCATTCTCAATTCTCAATTCTCAATTAACATTGTGCCTACGCACCGTAAGATCCAGCATCCCTATCATCGTGATCTCCTCCGAACCCTCCACATAGAGCATCGGCGCAAAGTCCTGATTCAGCGGCATCAGCCAGGTCACCTTATGCTTCACGTCCTCCACCAGACGCTTGATCGTGATCCCATCAGCCGTCAAAAACGCCATGATCTTGCCATTCCTTTCCACTCCCTCCCAGTTCTCGCTACACACCACGATGTCACCAGAGAGCAGCAAGGGCTCCATACTGCGCCCCGTGATCCGAAAAACCAGATAAGGCGGAGGAAAACTCAGCAGTGCCCGCGGGATCTCCAGATGCCCGATCGGCTCAGCATCCAAAGCCTCACAGGGTAGCCCCGCCGCGATCTCCGCCACTATCGGCAGCCGGATCGTCTCTCCACCCAGAAAGGACGCATCCATCGGCTGAATGGCCTGAAACATCTCGCCCTCGCCGGTTAAAAGCCAGTTGACATTAACACTATAAACTTCTGACAAGGCATTTAAAAACGAAAATTCAGGACGTCTGCTGCCGCTTTCGTAATAAGAAATTGACGCTGAAGTCACACCGAGAGCCTTCGCAAAACGAACTTGAGAAAGTTTTTTACATGTTCTTATCTCTTTGATTCTCAGAGATATATCACTCATACATTGTACCACCTATAACATTTGTTTAAGTTTAGGCTTGACACATTTAACATATGTTACAATCCTTGTCCTAAGACAATGCCAAATCTAAAGAGAGGTGAAAAGATGTCAAGTCAAAATATTATGACAGGTGATCAAATCAGGGTGGAGCTGGCACGGCGCAATATGACGCGTGTAGAGCTCGCCAATCAACTGGGTTTCACGTATGATTACACGTGCAAGATCATCTCCGGCTACCGCAATGCCCCTGGGCGCCGTGCCCAGATCACAAAATATCTCAAGAAAAACCAGCAAATAAACAAGGGACTAAGAGGGATATCATGAAAGAGTATGAGACAGTCAAAGAATGCGCCTTTCGAACGGGTAAAAGCGAGAGAGGAATCCAGAAAGCCATAACATCAGGCAGGATAAAAGCCACTTTGGATATGTCAGGAGGTGGCAGAGGAGAATGGCATATACCTGTAAACCAATTCCAAACGAACCAAACGAACCAAACGAACCAAACGAACCAAACGAACCAAACGAACCAAACGAACCAAACGAACCAAACGAACCAAACGAACCAAACGAACCAAACGAACCAAACGAACCAGAATTCAGAACAGTGGAATGAGATTGAGGCTCGATTCGAGGCAATGACGCCTCAGGAGGTTAATGCTATCCTGGAAAAAAGGGTGTGGTATGATATTGAGCCGGATGATCTGGGTATGTATCAAGTGCTGGTTGATGGCCAAGAGCAGAAGCTTACCCGCTCGGCCGTGGAAGAATTGCTCGACACCAAAGAAGCAAATGTCCTGTTTTATCTTGATGGAGAGTATCCCGAATACACAGGAAGAGGCACTTTTGGCCAGAATATCCAGATCAGCATGTCACCTTTGGGCAAAGAAGCAGATTTCCAAATGGAAGTCTGTTTTTACCTCGATTTTGACCTGGATTACATATTTCGCATTCCTGAAGAATGGACGGAGAGGCCATAATGCTGCTTCTCGCTCTCGCCCTATCCCTCCCGCTCCTCGGCATCCTGTATGCCCTCATAGCCCTATATGAGGCTTTTACCAGGGGACATATAAAGATCACAACTACCAGCCATTTAAACCTGAACATCTCCCACCCCAGTGAGATGCAAGTAACCTTTAACCACCCCAAGGAGACCCCATGAAACAGCTCATCCTACTCCGCATCCGCATCGCTGGCCACACGCGCCAGCAGCTCGCTCCCGGCTACCTGCTGGATTCGACCCGTCCCGTGTCGAACCCGGCCCCCGGCCCGGAAGCTTCCACCCCCCGCCCTGGCCTCACCGAAAACGTCGAATTCCACGCCGCCCTCGGCCTCAAGACCCACCAGGAGGCACTCTCATGAAGAAGCCAGAATTATTAAAGCGGATATTTAGCACCACAAAACTGAAACCCTGCGGCTGTGGTGGCATGCCCGCATTAGTCGAGGTTGGAACACATTGGCAGATATGTTGCTATGGCTGTGGAATCGCCAGCAAGCCTCGCCTTTTTATCGGGGATGCCGAAAGCGATTGGAACACAGCTATGGGAGGAGAATAGTCATGACAGTAAGCACACTAATCGCTAAATTGCAAAAACATGACCCAGACCTGGAAGTGATAATCGCAGGCATCGATGATGTAGATTTCACCCTGGGCCCCATCGAATACCTATACCTGGTTGACTGCTACAAGAACATGAGCTATGACAGGGTAGAAGAAGTCCTGGGCATCACCGAACTCACGCCCCACCTCATTGAGGCTGGATTCGAGAAGCAGGCCGTGGTCCAAGGCACCCCCTGCCTTGTCCTCTGGGGAGAATAACCATGAAGATATACCAAAACCCCATCCTCACCATGCTGATCTCCGGCTGCCAGGACTGCCCGCACCGCATCGCCCGGCGTTTCAAAAACAACGATAGATACTACACCGGCTGGGTCTGCGAGGCCATAAACATCCTGCACAAAAACCCCATTACCGGCCGTGAAATTGCCACCCACCCCATTGTAGAAGAAGCATTAATGTCCGGAGCTGCGCGTAACGATTGCCCCCTGGAAGATGCCCCCCAAACCCCTAAAACACGAGGTGAACAATGAATTTAGAACAAAGACTGCGCGCGAGCGCAAAGCGTTTCATCGCAGAGCTGGACGCGGCTCTGGAAGAACACCAGGACTTCCTGCGCCAGCGGGATCAGAAGATGGCCACCTCCGCCCCCGTAGGGGCTTTCGGCCGAAAGCCCATCTCAAGACATAAAGACTTCAAAAAGATCAACCAAAAGGAGCCAAAATGAACCACGCCCTCTTATCCACCGTCAAAGACCAGCTCATCCGCCACGAAGGCCTCCGCCTAAAACCCTACCGCTGCACTGCCGGCAAGCTCACCATCGGCATCGGCCGCAATCTCGAAGATTCCGGCATCTCCCCGCAGGAGGCTTACGCCATGCTGGATAATGATATCCTCGCTTGCGAATCCCTCCTGAAGGCCAGAATCCCCGAGCTCTACGATCCCCTCGATGATGCCCGAAAATCCGTCCTCATCAATATGTGCTTCAATCTCGGAATCTCCGGACTCCTGGGCTTTACGAATACCCTCGCCCTCATCAAAGCGGCAGATTACGAGCGCGCCGCCAATGCCATGCTCGTCTCTCGCTGGGCCAAACAGGTCGGCCGCCGTGCCCTCGAGCTCTCCCAGATCATGCGCCTCGGCACCTCACCCTCAACTATTAAATAAGGAGCATACCATGAAAAGACCCACTTACGATTCCCTCAAATCCCTCTGCGCCGCCAGAGGCTACCCCTTCTTTACCCAGGCCTTCGACCTCAATTTCTTCGGCATCCGCGCCGTACCCTTCACCCCAGACCGCTTCGACGACCTCCTCGCCGTTGCCTATACCGATGTCAATGGCACCCCGCGTGTCTTTGCCGCCCCCGCCTCCACAGATCCCGGGCTCATCTATATCGATAGACCCCTGCACCCAGCCGGCTGCGCCTTCCTCAGACCCGGACGCTACCCCGCCGTCTATACTCTTGGAAGTCACAAAGGCACCCCCGCCCTCGTCCAAATCAGGCCCATGACCGTCTATCGCATCTCCTCCCTGGATGATCTCGCCGCCCTCGATGCCGTCCCCACCGAGACCGGTCTCTTCGGCATCAACGTCCACCAGGCCTCTGCAATCTCCATCGCCACCATCGTCGGCTCCTACTCCGCCGGCTGCCAGGTCCTCCAGTGGTCAGCAGACCTCGCCTATCTCCGTGACCTCCTGCGCGCCCAGGCCCGCTACACCGGCTGCGATACCCTCTCTTACACCCTCATCCAGGAAACCGATCTCCAGCCACCCCAGCCCCAGATCGTCCAGCCAAGGCTCTCTAAGGCTGCCGTGAGGCCTGCGGTAATCTAACGATGTCTTACGCCTTTCAGGGACGCTCCTTTATCTCTCTACTGATATTCACCAATATCAGAGCGTCCCGCCTTGTGTCAATTTCTTTGCCCCCTATGTTCGGCAGCATCGCGTCACCAATAGTCCTCCAACTTAGTGTCATCGACGCCGTGCTGCCCCTTTCCTTCTCTATCAACCTCAAAGGAGTGCCTCTTCATGCCTAATTTCCTCGAATTCTCTACTCCTCAACTGCAAGCCCTCTGGAATGGAATTAGTAGACAGGTAGCACAACGCAAAGCAAAAAGCCTGGGCTTCCCAAAAATCAAAAAGGAAAAACCAACCGGTGGCTACCTGAATCTATACCGCGTCCCCGCTTCATATCTTGAAGATATAACCACTGCACCCCCTAAAACCACTACCCCCAACCCCCTTCCTGAAACTT